CCCACCCCATGTTGAACACATGCATGTCAGGACTCCTGAATCCAGAAAATTTAAAATTTTTTCTTTTTAAAAAAAATTTCATATCTGGGTCCGAGTCCATCATCGGTCGAAAATCCCAAAGTGTCTGGGTCGCGTTGTCATAGACCAAGTCGTTTCTAAAATTTTTGAAAAAGTTTTTTAAATTTAATTTTTTGTTTTCAAGTTTGAAGTGGAGGCGGGTGTCGATGGGCAGGTCGGCCAGCGAGAGGACCCGCCTGACGAGGTCCGTGGGCAAGTGGCGCCAGACATTCGGGTCCATTCATGAGTTTGAGAAAATTTTATTTTTTAAATATAAATGTCCAATAGTCTTGAGAACCGCCTCGCCGCGGCACGGGCCGCCTTCAAGGTGGCGAGCAATGCAGCCGGCCCCTATTTGTTCGCGCCGCCGGAATTTCAGAACTTCACGAGAAAATACGAGAAAATGCGCGCCAACATCGCAGCTGGTAATAAACAAGGTGCCGGCATCAATGGTTCTAATAACGCCGCCGCCAATTACAAGAAAAGATGGAATGCATGGAGAAATAAGGCGCACAGTCTGAGTGAAGCGCAGCGGAATGCATACTATGTCGTCCAAAATTTAGAAAAACAGATTCGTCAGCGTAATGGTGTGCCCGAGCCCATGACCTATGCACAGAGATTCCACGGCTAATCAAGACAACCTCTGTGCTTGCACTCGTAAAACTTGGTCCTATTGACAAAGGCTCCTTTGGCGTTCTCGAGAGCCACGACGGTCATTTTCTTTTTTGGAAATTTTCTTCCATATCCGGTTGGGTGGGCCGGGTCGAGTGGGATCCACGTGCGCCGCCACGGGTGCCAGGCCTCGACCCATAGGGCGTCGGCCCCGTGCCAGTACCCGAGGACCAGACGGGACCGAACCCCCTTGCGCTTGAGGATCGTCAAGAGCCCCTGTGCAAACTCGCCCCCTCGGCCGTACCCATACTTGAAAAAATTATTCATGGAAAAAAATCTTTTAAATTCTTTTTTTACTTTACCCGGACAAGTGTAAGTCTCGACCGACCCGGTCCTCACGGGCCGCCGGGCGAAGACCCCCTGCGCGCACTTGACCGGGTGATAAAACCAAAACTTTTTATAAAAATTTTCAACAAGTTTTCTGATCCAAGATTCCCAACGCGCCGGACTCGTGAGCTGAGCGTTGGGAACCAGGGTGGGGACACGGCGGGCCGTGGCCCGTGCGACCCGGGCCCTTAGGGAATCCCTAAGGGTCATCTTATATTTTTAAATATTTTTTAATAGTAAATGGAATGGTTTAGACGGCGGGCTCGCGTAGCCGAACTCGAGCGCCAATTGAGGAACTCTGGTATTGCAATAAGCCGCGCCAGTACCAAAGTTTCGGAAGCCAAGTGGCAACTGAAAAAAAAACAAAACGCATTGGCTCAGCTGGAGGCGAACGTCCGCGCTGCGAATAAAGAGGGGGCTGGCATCCCCATGACGAACGTAAATAATATGAGACGTCAAATTGCTAATAACCAGAACGCACTGAGAAATTTGGAGAAAAATTATAACGAGACCATGAGAAAAGAACGTAATATGAGACGTGAACTTCAGAATTTGCAGAATCCGGGGCTTGGCGCCGCTCTTGACCGCGTGTGGCGCAACGAAAAGACTATACACTAACCCGAACACATCATACACGCCTCGGGATTTTCACGCGAGCACGCGAGGGTCGCCGCGGCCACGGCCGCTGGATCCAGGGTGAACTTGATGGGCTGCGCCTTGGCACGGGTCCGCAGGTAGTACATGCCCGTCTTGAGCCCCTTCTTCCAGCCGTACATGTGCATCGAGCTCAACTTGGCCATCGTAGGATTCTCCATGAAGATGTTCAGCGACTGCGACTGGTCGATATAGACGCCTCGGTCGGCCGCCATATCGATGATGGACTTTTGTGGAATTTCCCACGCGGTCCGGTACACCACCTTGAGCTGGTCGGGAAGACCCTCGATGTGCTGGACCGACCCATTCGCCGCGATAATTCCGTCCTTCAGCTGCTTCGACCAGAGTCCGAGCTTCTGAAGGTCGCGAACCAGGTGCTTGTTGATCATCACAAACTCGCCTGCGAGCGTACGGCGCAGGTAGATGTTGGTCGTGTACGGCTCGAAAGCCTCGTTGTTCCCGAGGATCTGAGCCGTGCTCGCGGTCGGCATGGGTGCCACGAGTAGCGAGTTGCGGAGGCCATGTTTAGAAATGCGCCCTTTGTGCTCATCAAATGCGTGATCCTCCTTGCCCCAGAGGTCAAACTGAAGCAAACCCTGAGACGCTGGTGAGCCCTGAAACGTCTCGTACGGCCCCTCTTCGGACGCGAGGGTGAAGGACTCCCATACCGCCTGCATGTAGATACACCTGAAGATGCTCGTGTTGAGTTCACGGGCCTTGGGCTCGTCGAACGACAGACCGAGCATCATGAAAACGTCAGCCAAGCCCTGGACTCCGATGGCGATGGGGCGGTGACGCATGTTGCTCTTCCGGGCCGCCTCGGTCGGGTAGTAGTTCCGATCGATGACGCGGTTCAGGTTACGCGTCACGACCCGGGCCACCTTGCCCAACATTGACGTGTCGAACTCTCCATCCTTCACAAACGCAGGGAGGCTGATGCTCGCCAAGTTGCACACGGCCGTCTCGTCCGGGGTGCTCACCTCAATAATCTCCGTACAGAGGTTCGACGACTTGATGGTCCCGATGTTCTTCTGATTGCTCTTCTCGTTGCAAGCGTCCTTGTAGCACATGTAGGGCGTCCCGGTCTCAATCTGGGACCGCAGGATCGAGTCCCACACCTGCCGGGCCTTGACCACGCGCTTGAACCGCCCCTGGGCCACGTACATCCGGTACAGCTCGTTGAACTGCTCACCGTACACGTCCGGGAGGCCCGGGCACTCGTTCGGGCACATGAGGTGCCAGTCCTCGTCAGCCTCGACCTTCTGCATGAAGAGGTCCGGGATCCAGAGGGCCGTGAAGAGATCGCGGCACCGCGCCTCCTCGTCACCCTGGTTGAGGCGCAGGTCCAGGAAATCCATGACGTCAGCGTGCCAGGGCTCGAGGTAGAAGGCGAAGGATCCCTTGCGCTTCCCGCCACCCTGGTTGATGTAACGAGCGGTGTTGTTGAATACACGCAGCATGGGGATGATGCCGTCCGACTTGCCCTTGGTTCCCTTGATTTCAGAGCCGTTGGCCCGGATATTCGAACAGTGCACGCCGATGCCTCCCGACCACTTGGAGATGTGGGCACACTCCTTGAGCGTCTCGAAGATGCCCTCGACGCTGTCGTCCTTCATGGCAACCAGGAAACACGAGCTCATCTGGGGGTTTGGCGTGCCGGCGTTGAAGAGGGTCGGTGTGGCGTGCGTGAAGAACTTCTGACTCATGAGGTGGTAGGTTTCCCGTACTCGCGGATAGTCGTCGCCGTGGATGCCGAGCGCCACGCGCATGAGCATGTACTGTGGGGTTTCCCCCGGGAACAAATAACCCTTCTGGAGTGTCTTGATTCCAAAATATCCAAAAGTGTAATCACGGTTATGATCAATATCGCCATCGAGATCGAGCTTCACACATTTCATGAAGTAGTCGCTCACGTACCCCTTGGCGTGGAGGGCCAAGGCGCACGTTGAGAAGCACTGGGGGCTGGTCTTGTGCATGTTGCTGACGGTGATACGGGTCGCGAGTGTTTCGTAGTCCGGGTTCTCAGTCATGAGGTCGATCGCCACGTCTGCACTCAGTGAGTCGATCTCGCTCGTGTTGATTCCATCGTACATATTCGAGAAGACTTTTTGGGCCACGCGGTCGGGCTGGACGTCGAGCTTTGGCCCGTGAGGACCCGCCTCGCAGAGATTGCGGATACGGGCCGTCACTTTGTCGAACAGCATGGGCACCTCATCACCGTTCCTCTTGATGACCTTCATTGAAGTTTATGCGTCTTATTTTTTTATCCAAGTCCCTAGTAGACACAGATGGCGACGAAGCTGCAGCCCAGCCCTCTGAGTGACGCCTTCTTTTCTGAATTTAACCGTGGACTTTTGCAGCGTTCCATGCAGGCGGAGATCAAGGCCCGGACCGGCTACGCCATCGACACACAGAATGACGCGGATCTCCAGGCCCTTATGCGCCGGGTCTACGTGAACATGTCGGTCGATCCCTTTACGGACGTGCGTGGCCAGATTGACCGCATGAACGCGGTGGTCGTCCGCGAGGCGGTCGGCACCATCACCACGGGTGTCCTGCAGCACGTGGTCTACCTGCGCGACATTGCTTCCAACCCAGTGCCTCTGGCGCCCCCGCGCAATACGAGCACCTACGGTATGAAGCTCCCCTACAACTTTAAGATTGGGTCTTAAGCACGGTTCGCTTCGCGAACTTTCTCCATAAAGTTCTAGGGTCCTAGTAAATGAGACCACTCGATGACATCCTCATCGGTTTTTTCATATTCTTCGCCATCGATAGGCTTGTGCGCTTGTTTAGCAATACAGTGGTGGCGGGCAATCTGCGGAAGCGTGGCGCGTCACCAGAGTCCGTAGAGAATTGGAAGACGGGTATTGAGGCGCTCATCCTCGCCACTGGTGTCCTGCTCGTGTGGCGTTACAGACGGGCTCTGGGCCGCTTAAACAGATCATGAGCTATATTCGCAAGATGAACCATTTTCGCGATGAAACGATGCAAATCTGCAAACACAAGGGTTGGGACAAGGCTCCCGTTCAGACGGTGTGGCTCCTCTTCACAGAGGAGGTGGGGGAGTTGGCATCGGCGATCCGCCAGTACCAGCGCGCCTATCGTAAATCAGGGCTCAAAAAGGACAAGGGGACGGATGTCGTGACGGAAATGGGTGACGTATTTAGTTATTTATTTCAACTCGCGTCAATGCTCAATGTGGACCTTGACGAGATGTGGACGGTCCACCGCGAGAAGGTCCAGCACAAGGTGTACAAAGAGAAAAATGTAGGAGTATACTAATGGCAACGGCTTGGATGATCAATGATGACCTGGCCATAAACAAGTTTAACCCGTACACGTGGTCCGGGACGTACGGCGTGCCGTCGGACGGCTCCAAGTGGAAGAGCGACGGTACGTACACGGTCGAGATTGACGAGCGTCCGACCGTTTACACCGACTCGAACGCCGATCTCAAGGACTTCAACCCAGTCCACGTGATGCGCTCGGGACCCATGTATCTCAATGAGATGCCCGCGCAGCCAGCCGCGCCCTTTAACGGCTTTCCGGCGCGCAAGTACGAGTTCGACAACGGTGTCGTGACGTGGAACCGCCCGGACTTGTCTCGTGGCACGCGGGGCGAGTACGCGTTCCAGGAACCTAGAGCAAAGACGTGGGATCTGTGGGTGGTTCTTGCAGCGCTCCTCATTGCCGTCCTGATTTATATGCGCATGCGTCGTTAGATGGCGGTGACTCGTGGCGCGACCACCTTGACGAGTTTTTTTGCTAAATTTTCCTTTTCAGTAAGGGCACGTTTATCCAGCCCGGGACAGTAGTGCGTCTCGAGCTGAATACACCTCGCACAGAAATTCCCCGTGCACTCCTTGCACGTGAGAAACTTGGGCTTGTGCGGGCACTTCCAGCCGGCCGGGCTCGGGGCGGTCTTCTTGTGCTCCATCTAGTGTTACTTCACATTTTGGGACGGCCGCCTCATCACACTCAACTTCACACAACCCATTTTCCCGTGCCCGTACGACACCGTCCCAGAACCGTTGCATGACAGGCAGGTGGCCTTCGAACCACGCCCGATCACGGGTGACGCGGGTCACCATGAAAATCTCGGGCACGTCCACCGTCACCTGTTCAGGCGGCGCACCATCTTCCGTGCACGGGCCAAACGGTACTGTGAGTTTGGTCGTGGCGGGTCGGTACTGAACAAAGTCACAATTTTCAAAATCAAGAATTTCCAAAAGAAGCTGGATCTGAGGAAGGTAGTGCTTCGGCACCTTGTCTTCAATCTTGCGCGTCAAGGGGCACTTTATCTCGAGGAGGATTCCATCTTCGGTGACGCCGTCCGCCGACCCCCCGAGGAACGGGTACTTGGGGTGCTGCACAAGCCCAATCTCATGGGACTTTTTGCCGAGACGCGCGTCATAGAGATCGCGAGCCACTGGCTCCAAGAGGGTCCCGTGGGCCGTGGCGGCGTTTCCGGCCCAGGCCGTCTTGAGCACCTTCTTGCGCAAGAGATCATCTGGCCGCTCGTAGCGATTGTGGCCTATGGCGCTCGCCACATCACTAGCCGTGAGCATGGTCTCGCGAAGTGCCAGCCATTCCGGACTCCGCTGATCCGCATACGTTCGACCCAGAAGCTCTGCCACCTTGGGGTCCATTCTTTTTGAAACGCTTATCAGTCTTAAGTAGTAATTGTGCTGCGTTCTGTTCCGCCTGTTTCTTTGTACTGGCGAACCCACAACCAAGTTCCTGCCCATCCACGATGACCGTCACCATGAAAGTGCCGTCCCGGTGAGCATCCACACGGTAATCGGGCAATGGCAGCTTCTCCGCCTGACACCAACGCATGAGCTGATCCTTGTAATTGTCGTCCACGAGGTTCGTCTCAACCTTTTCGAACGATTCGAGGATGAAGCGCTTCGCATGGACCATACCGAGGTCGAGATAGATTGCACCCACAAAAGCCTCGAAAACATCTTCGAGAATTTTGGGATTGTTGTTCCATCCGTTGCGCATGCCCTTCTCGTCCATGATGATCCACTTGTCAAACTCGAGAGTCTTGGCGATGGATGCGAGGGTCGTGCCCCGGACCATCTTCGTACGCGCCTTCGTAAGGAAGCCCTCTTGTTCCTTCTCGTGCGCATCAAAGAGAAATTTAGTAACTACAAAACCCAGAACAGAATCACCCATGAATTCGAGCGTCTCATAAGAGGACTTGAGGCTTTCGAAGCGCTTCAGAGCGGATTTATGGGTGAATGCACGAATATATAAATTTATGTCTTTGATCTTGGTTCCCACGAGCGTGTCAAGTACGCCCCTGGGAGGACCGGGGATCTGATCCTCCATGTTGTATTATATTACACTAGTTTTAAGTCCAAGTGGCTCGCTCACTTCGCCGCCGCCTTCGCCACCTTGGGGCGCGCCGCCGCCGGCTTCTTCTCGGTCTCGGGCTTCTTCTCCGCAGCCGGCTTCTCCTGCTTGATGTAGTGCTGGTTCAGGTACTTCTGGATGTTCAGGAACGTCACCTGGGTGCCCTCGGGCACGTTCAGCAGCGCCTTCAGGGTCTCGTCCAGGGTGATGTTCTGGCCCTGCTTCAGGGCCTTCTCGGTCACGTAGCCGTTCACCGCCTTGGTCACGGCGGAGCGGGAGATCATCTCACCGGCCGGCAGGTTCAGGAACTTGTGCAGAGCCTCGGTCACCTGCTGGGGCTTGTTGAAGCCGTTGTTCTGGGTGCGAGCCGCCTTCTTCTCACCCGTCGGGTCCTCAATGTCACCCAGGACCTTACGGACCATCTTGCGCAGGGCCTTCAGGTCCTTCTGCAGAGCCTGGACATCAGCAGCGATAGTCTCGAGAGTAGCAGACATCTTCTACTCTTTGTGGCACTGACGTCTTTAAACCAAGAGGAGGGCCATGTAAACCATCAGAGCCACCAAAAGTAACATGAAGAAGAATCTCCGGTGATAGGGAGGTTCAGGGGTTCGCGGTACGGGTTCGAATGGCGAGCCCCACCGCGACTCTGTCGCCACGTCACTTGTGTTGAGCTCAAGGCCAAAACCAGGCGGCAAAGCTACTCCTCGCGTCTGTTTGTACTCACCAAGCATAGAGGGTGGCGGCTCGGAGCATTCAGGTTTGCAGCATCCAGGGGCGCACGGGTGAATTATACCACCCTGCTTATCGATCCAGCCACAGAATGTCCCGGTCACACTGGGAAGGCACATGCATTGCACGTCGCACATTGATATTTGATGAGAAATTAGTCGGTGCGCCCAAGCACTCTTTGTTTTAAAATTTTATTCTATTAAATGGAGTTTGGAACGCCAGTGAAGCTGCAGGATGGCCGCCGTTTCCTCAAGATCCAGGGGTGCATGATCCAGCTGAACAACGTGAAGGTCCAGGAGGGTCTGGGCGTCGCCAGCCCGACGCTCGAGCTGCCCGAGTCTCTCCACGAGAAAATCTCGGTCCTAGATGAGGAGATTGTGTCCAGAGCCAAGGCTGACAAGCAGGCGTGGTTTGGCGCCGATCTCAAGGACGAGACGATCCAGGGCGCGTTTCAATCGAGCTTGACGGATGGCACGCTCAGCGTGGGCCTAGCCAAGTTCAAGGGCGAGGTGGTCGCCAAGGCGTTCGACAGCCAGAAGAATCCCGTGGAGCTGGCGGCGGTGGGAGAGGGCGCACAGTGCGACGTGCTGGTCGAGCTGGCCGGCCTTTGGTTCCTGAAAAAGTCGTTCGGTGCCGTGTGGCGTGTTATTCAGGCGCGGGTCCGCGGTCCCCCCAAGGCGGCCGCCTTCCCCACCCAGTACATGTTCGAGGACGAGGTCGAGGAGGAGGTGGCCGAGGATGATCCGTCCGACTACATTGACTGAAAAAATTATCGGGACCTATTAATAAATGCTGAACCGCAAGACTGTCGTGGCACTGATCCTTCTGGCGATCCTCGCGTTCGTCCTGTTCGCGCCCCAGTCCAGCTACTTCACACAGATGTCGTCAGTGCAGGGTGACGGCCTGGCCCGCCCGGGCATGACCCTGAACGCCGCACCAGTGCCAGCAGGCTCGGGCAGCACGTATGACGTGTCGGCCGCCGGCCTGATCCCGCGTGAGGTGGTGGTGACCGAGGATTTCGGCAAGTTCGCTCCTGATCAGATCCTTCAGGGCCAGAACTACCTGGACCCCCGCAGCCAGATTGGCTACCCGGAGACGATTGGCGGCGTCCTGCGCAACGCCAACCAGCAGTTCCGCAGCGAGCCCGTGAACCCCCGCCAGCCGGTGTCCATCTTCAACCTCAGCACGATCCCGCCTGACACGATGCGCCCGCGCTTCGAGATTAGCCCGGAGTATATGTGAGTTTTTACCTAAAGTAATTAAATTCTCATGGTATATCAGTAAATGAAAAAATGCAATGTGTGTAAACTTGATAAGGATAATAAGGAGTTTCACAAGATGAGTTGCGCACCTGATGGCATTGCATACACATGTAAAAGTTGTTCAGACATCGTGTCTTTTAACTGGTCAACCAAGACACTCAGGGGGCGTTTATCGAGATTATGCGCCGGGGCGAGGCAACGATGTAAAAAACGCAACTGGATATTTGGTGGATCTGTTGAAATACTCGAGAAAATGTGGGAGGATCAGGGCGGGCGGTGTGCTTATTCAGGGTTGCCCCTAAGCCTCCATGGAGACTGGCAAGCGTCTCTCGAACGAAAGGACCCAAACAGGGGTTATGAGCTTGATAATATATGTCTTATATGTCTTGAATTGAATGTAAGTGAGCAATGGTCTCCGGAAAAGATTGAGTTCCTCAAGAGTCTCCCGCGGTTCGAAGAGGTCACTTACTCTGATGAAATTGAAAGTTTTAGGTATACCGCTACTCATAAGGGGGATATTGATCTTGTTTTTCTTAGAAAGAAGTTATATTCAGCGAGGGGGAGGGCGAAGAAATGGCTTTGCGGGCATAGAAATATGGAAGACTCTATATGTGACCTCAGTCTAGAAGATGTGGTTCGTCTCCTAAATTATCAGAAGGGTCTATGTGCATACTCGGGCTTTAAAATGAGTTTCATACAGGGAGACGACTTCTCAGCATCACTCGAAAGGATAAACCCCCGAAAGGGATACTACAAAGATAATTTAATTTTAGTATGTAAGATTTTTAATGTCGGGGACCATCGAGTAGATTCGCCCAAGGAACATGCGACGTATCCAGTATGGTCAAAGGCTAAATTCGAGCAGTTTTGGAATGCGCTTCATAGAGTATAAATAAATCCAAAGAATTAATAATGGACTTTGCCGAGGCGATGAATGAATGGATCTCGCTAAAGACTCAGCTCTCGGCCGCGCGCAAGGACCTCGCCGTTCTCAATAAACGCGAGAAGGAGCTCAAGAATTTCGTGACGACGCACATGGCCCAGAACGAGATTGACACCGTCAAGGTCAAGGATAAG